CTGTCCGAGATGTATCTGGCCGATGCTTATTTGTAGCCCGCAGAAGTGTTGTGACTAAGTTCTTTAACTATCCTGCTGGAGCAGAGAAGCCTGTGTACGGACTGTATGAGTTGAGTCAACTCGAACGGTACCCGACAGAGGTTATCATTTGCGAGAGTATGATTGACGCCATTTATCTTTGGACAGTCGGTAAGTATGCAGTAGCCTTGAACGGCCTCGGGAATGAGTTGCAGTTTCAGCAGTTGCGGGCAATGCCTTGTAGAAAGTTTATTCTCTGCACCGATAGTGACGAGGCAGGTATGAAAGCACGGGCTCGTATAAAAAAGAATGTGCGAAACAAACTGATTACCGAGTATGTTTTGCCCGACGGCAGAAAAGATGCGAATGACTGCACACCCGAGGAATTGTTAGACCTGAAAGAAATTTTTTGAAAAATTTTGAAAAATTTTCTGCATCACCCGTTGTAATTAGTTTTGCAATATGTTATACTATATTTGTACTAAAGTAGTACAGTCACACATCGTAAACCAAAATAACAGAAAAAGGAGAAAAACAAATGAGTGACACTATCGGCATTATCGGACAGAAGTACGAGGACAGAAAGAGCAAGAAGGTTGGCTTTCTGCTCGGCAGAGATGTAGAGAATAAGAAACTCTCCTTCCTTGACGAGAACACAGAGCCCTTCCAGGTAAGTTTTGCGGCTTTCAAGAGCAACTGGAGAAAAGTTGTTGACGAGAAGCCCGCAGATGAGTTCGCAGAGCCTGAAGATGTTGAACCCGAATCTTCCTACACAGACTTTGCAGAAGCAGAGCCTAACACAGAGCCCAAGGTCGAAGTTAAGCCTATCACCAAGTCGGAGTTCGCAACCGAGGACGACCAGATTAAGGACTTCGTAAAGGCGCTTACTGGAGCACGAGTTGCATCTGTTGATGTAACGCCCACCTCTTGCAGTGTTATGGCAGATGACATTACTATCTGCACTATGGAGAAAGTAGAGAACGGCTACAAGGTGTTCATGTTGCCTGACATCTTCATTTTTACAGATTGGGGCAACACTTTCAATACTGGCGATGTTCACTTCAACATAAAGCACGGCAGATACGCGGGCGTGTGTGTAGACTGCGTAAAAGCTTCTATCGGAGATATTCTTCAGGCTATCAAGACAGCGGCAGTCGAGATTAACCTGTACGGATATATTGACTAAACCACAAAAAAGGAGAAACTCAATGAAGTTGACCAAGAAAACCACCACAAAAGAGGTCGAGACAACGGAAACTGTGTGTGAAATCACACAGGCAGAGTTCGACAGAGTATGCGCTAAAATTGCGGCATCCGCGGTTATGAAGTTCATCGGAGATGATCCCGATGCATCTGACCTTGAAGCAGGTCTTTCAATGACTGCATTTCTCGCAGACTTTGTGTCGAAGCTGGACAGAGCGTTGTTTAATGACCGCGACACCACAAACCCCAACGACGAAAAGGAGGAAAAGTAAGATGGGAAGATTTGGAGCAAACGAAGTAGATAACTACGGCGGTAGCGGAGGCAGTTCGTTCTTCACTTTGAAGGACGACGGCGATGTAGCAAAGGTGCGTTTTATGTACAACAGTATGGAAGATGTTGTAGGTTACGCAGTACATGAGGTTGAGATTGATGGCAAGAAGCGTTATGTGAATTGCCTGCGCTCTTACAATGAGCCCAAGTCGAAGTGTCCGTTCTGCGCTAACAACTCGTTCCAGAGAGCAAAGTTGTACATCCCCCTCTACGACATCGAAGAGGACGAAGTAAAGATTTGGGAGAGAGGTAAGAATTTCTTTGCAAAGATGTCCGCGCTCTGTGCGAGATATTCTAACGCCAATACTCCTCTTGTAGCCCATACTTTCGATGTTGAGAGACACGGAAAGAAGGGTGACACCGGCACTGTGTATGAGGTATATGAGACTGGTTGCGATGATACCAGACTCGAAGATTTGCCCGAGATTCCAGATGTTCTCGGCACCATCATTCTCGACAAGACTGCCGAGGATATGGAGTATTATCTCGACTACGAGTGCTTCCCCAATAACGACGGTGCACCTCAGCGTTCCGAGTCCGCAAGAACCGAGAGAGCCGATAGAACCGACAGAGGTCGCAGAGAGGAAAGAGAGAGTCAGCCTGTTGGCCGTAGAACTCCCTCTCGCAGAGGCGATAGTTCGTTCTAATGGCACTGTTTAAGGTGCCTGAGAGAGCGGGACGCTCTGCCGACTCATCAATCGCAAAGCGTGCCAACTCTACAAAGAAGTCTTCCACTACTGTCAAAGGCAGTGGTGGGGGACTCGTTGAGAGGATAAACACCGCGAGGGCGTTGACAGAGAAAAATCTCGGGCAATACAGAGATGAGTATATTTGTATTCAGGACATAATGACACTGGTCAACTACTTCGATAAGATAGTAGAGAACGGTATTATGTCAACAGATACAGAGACTACGGGGTTAGACCCCATGCTCGATAACATTGTAGGTATAAGCATTTATACACCCGGTATGAAGCCTGCATATATTCCTATCAATCATAAGTCGTATGTGACGGGCATCAAGATTGAAAATCAGTTGCCTGTTCGTCTTGTCAAAGAGCAGTTAGATAGAATGGTCGAGTGTAATACCAAAATCATTATGTTTAATGCGCCGTTCGATGTTCGTGTAATCCGCAATCAAACAGGATCTTATCTCACCTGTTATTGGGATTGCTATATCGGGGCGAGACTGCTTAACGAGAATGAAGAATCCAACGCACTTAAACTTCTGCACCAAAAGTATTGTACTAACGGTGAAGGAACTGCATCGAAGTTTGCAGATTTGTTCAAGGACATTTCGTTTGATTTAGTGCCTATTAACATAGCATATCTGTATGCCGCACACGATGCTAAAATCACCTTCGAACTGTACGAGTTCCAAGAGCCCTATCTTAATCCCAATTCAACATTGTGTGTTGAGCGTGGGTTGGAAGATGTTGCTTTGGTGTTCCATAACATTGAGATGCCCATTGTAGCCGTCGTTGCAGATATGGAAGACACTGGAGTGGCATTTGATATGTCACTTGCAGATGAACTCCATGTTAAGTATCAAGCCGAGTGGGAAAAGCAACTGCAGGCAGTGCATAGTGCAATAGATATGTATGCGAATGAGATTGCCGAGTATAAGGCTAAAAATCCTGGGCATAAGTTGTCCGACCCTATCAATCTTGACTCACCTGCACAGGTAGCAATTCTGTTGTACGATATTATGAAGGTCGGCGTAATCGATGAGAAATCGCCGAGAGGCACAGGAGAAAAAATCTTGCAACAGATTAACAACTCGTTCACCGATGCCCTGCTCGAATATAGAGGTGTTGGTAAGTTAATCAGTACATATATTGATAAACTGCCCACTTGTGTAAATCCTAAAGACGGTCGTATTCATTGTAAGTTCAATCAGTACGGGGCTGACACAGGACGATTCAGTTCTAACGACCCGAACTTGCAGAACATCCCGTCCCATAATAAGGATATTCGTAAGATGTTCAAAGCCAGTGATGGCTATGTTCTTATGTCGAGTGACTTCTCACAACAAGAGCCGAAAGCACTTGCGGCTATGTGTCGAAAAGACGGAGACCCGCAGATGTATAATGTCTTTATGGAAGGCAAGGACTTATACAGTGAGATTGCAAGTAAAGCATTTAACAAGCCTTACGAGGAGTGCAAAGAGTTTAGACCCGACGGCACTACGAATAAGGAGGGTAAGGAGAGAAGAAGCCAAGCAAAGAGCATTCTTTTGGGTGTGCTTTATGGACGAGGCATCGACAGTATTGCAGAGCAGTTAAAGACAACCTCTAACAAGGCGAGAGAAATCAAAGAGTCCGTATTTAGAGGATTTCCGGCTATTAAGAAGTTCGAGTCCGATTCTATTCGCATGGCGCAGGATATAGGCTATGTAACTACTATCTGTGGTCGTAAGCGTAGACTGCCTTCTATGATGCTGCCCGACTACGAAATCGTATGGAAAGATGGAGCACCTCCTGATGATGACCCGTTATCGTTTGATGATGAGGTCGAAACATCTACCGAAGTGCCTGAACACATCCAGAAGAAGTGGCTCGCCCGCATCAAGAATGCCCCGTTCTTTAAGCGCAGGTCTGTGTTTGAAGCGGCTAATGCAGAAGGTCTGTATGTCATCGATAATACGAAAGATAAGGACACTACGAAGGTAGTAAACGCCCGTATTCAAGGAAGTGCGGCTGACCTTACGAAGGCCGCTATGATTTCTCTGCACAACCACGAGAGACTGAAGGAACTCGGTTTCCGTATGCTTATTCCCGTACACGATGAGATTATTGCAGAGTGTCCTGAGGAGAACCTCAAAGAGTGTGCAGAACTTCTTGCCCAGACAATGTCAGATGCCGCTGCCCAAATTCTCGATATGCCCATTAACTGTGATGTAGCCTGCAGTTATCAGTGGTATGGGGAGGAAGTGAAAGTATGACCGAGAAGTTTGCTATATTTATCACGACTCATGGCCGCGCAGACAATCAAATAACCTTAAACACTTTCAAAGCCCTCGGCTATACAGGTGATTGGTTTTTGGTGCTCGACAATACCGATAGTCAGCGTGATGCCTATGTATCTAATTACGGAATTGAGCACATCGTGGTATTTGACAAGCAATACTTCATCGACAGAACGGACTCTTGTCAGTCTGTATCTCAACCTAAGGCAGTTGTGTTTGCCAGAAATGCCGTAGAGTTAGTAGCCGCCACTTTGGGATATCAATATTATATGAT